TCAGCGCGGCCCCGTGAAGCGCCGCCAATGCTGCGCGTGCACCGTGCTGATGATGCCGGAGGCCCAGGCGAGGCGGCGGTCGGTCATCAGCGGGGCGTTGTGGCTCTCCAGGTGGTAGGTGCCCCGCCGCGAGCCGCGCAGGATCTTCTTGAGGAAGCGGTTGCCGTCCGGCGTGGCCACCGCCGCGTAGCAGCCCAAGAGCCGCTCCGGGCTCTCCCCGCCCTGCGCGCACAGCACGATGTCGTCCGGCTCGTATTTCGGGTGCATGGAGGCGCCCGCGACCCGGAACGCGATCGTGCCGGGCGGGAGCCAGAACGGCACCGTCACCTCGAACAGGTTGCCGCTCGGGTCCGGCTGCTCGTCCCCCGTGGCGATCAGCCCCCCGGCGCTGATCACGCCGCGCACCCCCACGACCTGGCCGCTCTCCCCCGGGGGCTCGCCCGCCTCGTCGTCGCCGAACAGCAGGCCCTTCGCGGTCACCTGCACGCCGTCCCGGCGGAACCGGGCGGCGTAGCGCTCGGCGTCGTCCTGCCCGATCGTGCGCGTGCCAGCCTCGTGGGCCCGGTAGCTGCTCTCCGGCCAGCCGTTGCGCAGGGCCGCGTCGCGGGCCGAGCGGTAGCCCGCCGCCAGCCGCGCGAGGCGCAGCCGCTCGCCCTGATCGATCCGGAGACGGGCCTCGTCCATCTGTCCACAACCTTGAGAGAGGTATTCGCTACCTAGCGTGTTGATCGCGGTCATTACATCATGTAGTGATCGGTGAGACAAGCGGCCGGCCCGATCGCGCCCGCCGCGCGCTCTTCCGTAACGGCAGGAGAGTACCATGACACGGCGCCGATCCGCGCCGCGCGCGCTTCCGCGCGCGGACCGCGTTCCCGCTGGCGGGAGGCGGCCCCCCGCTGGCGGGAGGCGGCCCTTCGAGGCCGGGGGGCGGGCTTCCGCCGGGCCCGGTTCGCCGCTAAGCCGGCCCGGCGCGGCCCGGTTCCCGGGCGCCGCCGCGGGCCCGCGGCGCGATCCGGTGCGGGCCGAGGGCCGGTCCGGCCCCGCGCAACCCCGCCGAGGACGCCCCCATGAAGGCCGCCCTGATCGTGCTCTGGACCCTCGCGGCGGGCGTGCTCCTGTTCGTGATCGTGCGCCGGCGGATCGACCGCGCCCTGCGGGACCTCGACCGGAACCCTCCCGGGGAGACGCGCGAGGCCGGCCGCGACCCGGAGCCCTGACGGCCGCTTCGGGAACGGTCGCGCGGGCCGCGGGATCCTCCCCGCGGCCGGCCGGGAGGCGCGCGTGAGCCGCGCGTCGCAGAAGCGCCGCCGCGTCTGCCGCCGCCGCCGCGCCGCCCTCGCCCACGACCGGCCGCCCGCCGCCGCGCCGGAGGCGATCCGCCGCCGCCGCCGCCGGCACCGGCCGCCGCGCATCCTGGTCGCGCCGGACCGGGTCTGGCTCGTCGCCCGCACCCGCCCGCGCTGGGCCCCCCGGGTCGTGCGGGACCTCGCGGCCCTGGGCCTGTGCGCCTTCGAGGCCCGCGAGGAGGTCGAGCGGGTCGGCCCGGACGGCGCGCGCCGGCGCGTCGCGGTCCCGCTCCTGCACCGCCTGGTCTTCCTCGGCCTGCGCGACGACGCCGACCTCGCCCGCGCCGAGGCCCATCCGGGCGTGCTCCGGGTGCTGTTCCGCGAGGGCCGCGCCGTGACGATCCCGGCGCCGATCCTGCAGGCCTTCGCGGACGCGCTGGCCGGCCGCGCCGGGGAGGGGGAGGACGAGGCCGTGGAGGCGGTGCTCCTCGCCCTCGGGGACGCGGTGCGGGTGACGCGCGGGCCGCTCGCGGCGCTGCGCGGCACGATCGAGGCGGTCGACCCCGCCCGGCGCCGCTACCGGGTCGCCCTCGGGCTGTTCGGCCGGGCCACCCGCGTCGACCTCGCGGCGGAGGAGGTCGCGCCGGACGAGGGCGCGGCGCCCGGCCCCTGAACCGGGCCGACGGAAAACTCTTTTGCGCAACAAAGTGAGTGAAACTTACCTTGATGAACTCAGAGAATCATGGGATGAAATCTTCGATGGCGGAAGTCTTCGCCATCCCCATCACAACAAGCACGCAGACCGGGCGCAGTCATCGGCATGATCCGAGCGGGGGGGCGGCATCCGCGCACGCGGTTCCGGCCGGCCGCGCAGGCCGATATCGCCCGCGGGAGGACATTTCATGCCCCTCATCGCCAACCCGTCCGCCGCCTTGGCGGCCCCCGACGACCTCCTCGTCCCCGATTCCGACCCCGCCGCGGTCGCGACCGGCCTGATCCCCTTCGAGGTGCTGGGGGAGCCGATCGTTCCGGGCCTCACCCAGGTTCCCCTGGTCCTGCAGGGCATCTTCATCCAGATCACCAACACGTCGGCGGTCGGCAGCGCCACCCTCCAGCTGACCTACCTGCCCACCGTTCCGTTCGTCGTCGCGCCCCCCGGCGGCAAGATCCAGCTCGCCGCGAACCTGATCGGCAGCGACCTCTCGATCAGCAACATCACGCCCGAATTCGCGAATCGGCCGGGCCGGCCGACCTTCGGACGCACGATCCCGCCCGGCGGGACGATCATCGTCGGGGTCGAGTACGTGGCGACCGGGCTCGGCCTGGCGAGCCAGGGCGTGGCCGCGACGGAATCGGCCGCCAACCGGGGCTCGGTCCTGCTCCAGGTGAATGCCGGAACCCCGCTGCTCGTGACGGCTACGATCCGGCAATACTTCGTCAGCCAGACGGGCAATCCCCTCGTGCCGATCGCGGCGGCGGCCTATTCGGTCGCGATCCCGGGCGGCCCGGTCGTGGGCGGCTGAGGGAGGCGACCATGGCGCTCCCGGCGGCCGAACTGATGACACTCGCCGGGATCGCCTACGGGCACCCGGCCGCGATCCCCGCCTACCTGGCGACGAGCCCGGTGACGGGCGGGATCTGGGAGGCGATCTGGATCGCCCGCGACGAGGCGGTGCCGGTGAACTTCGCCTTCCTGGCGCGGGACCGGCGCCCGGGCGGCGGGGTCGCGCTCGCGATCCGCGGCACCTACCCGAACCCTTTCTCGCCCGCCTACTGGGACGATGCGCGCCAGGATTCGCCCTTCGGCCCGATGGCGCGATGGCCCTCCGGCGCGACCGTCGACCCGGGCGACCAGGAGCCGGGGGATCCCTGCATCTCCGGGGGCACCTGGGCGGGCTTCTCGTCCCTGATCGCCCTCACGGACGCGGCCGGCACCAGCCTCGCCCAGGCCCTCGACGGCCTGCCGGCGCAGACCCCGCTCGCCGTGACCGGGCACAGCCTCGGGGGCACGCTCGCCCCCGTGGTGGCGCTCTGGCTCGCGGGCCGGGCGCCGCCGCGCCGGCCGGAGGTCGCGACCTTCGCCGGGATGACGCCGGGCAATTCCGCCTTCGCGGCCCTGTTCGGGCCGGGCACCCTCCTCGAGGGGCGCGTCGCGCGCCTCTACAACACCCTCGACAGCGTGCCCTACGGCTGGGACGACGTGCTGGCGACACGCGACTTCTTCCAGCCGGCGCCGCAGGGCGGCGTGATCCTCGACCTCGCCCTCCACGCGACGGCGTGGCGGCTGCGCGGCTACGATTACGCGGCGATCGGCACGCCGGTCCCGCTCGCCGGGCAGGTGGCGCGCCCCGTCACCGCCTGCACGCCGATCGCCTTCCTGATCGAGACCCTGCACCAGCACCTGCCCGACACCTACCTGGCGCTCCTCGGCGCCCCGCCGCTGCCCTTCCGCATCGGGCTCGGCGCCGTCGTGCTCCCCGGCGACCATCCGGCGGCGGGGGCGCTCGCCGCCCACGCCGTCCCGCCGGTCTTCCTGCCCTGAACCGCGGCGGGGCGGCCGCCCCGCCGGTCGCGCCGCGACGGGGAGGCGGGCCGGCCCGCCGCCGGTGCGGCAGGTGCCCCGGACAGGCGGCGCCATCCCCGGTCCCGAGCGGCGACCACGCGGTCGGCGGCCGCGCTCGACCTCCCCAGCACGGAGACGATCTCCTGCCCGCCAAGGGCCGGCAGGAGTTGGGCCGGCAGGAGTTGGGCCGGCAGGAGTTGGGCCGGCAGGAGTTGGGCCGGGAAGGCCCCGCCCGGCTCCACGGGGCCGAGCGCCGCGTCCCGATCCGCCGCGCCGGCACGGGCCCCGCACCGTGCAGAGCCCGCCGCCGGCCCCACCCCGAAAAAGAACATTTGACGAACAAAACGGGATCATGTACGAAGGTCGCAGGTGTTCCGGGTCCGCCGCCCGCCTTCGAGGCCGTGGCCGCCCGACTGCCCCGCCGATGGATGCTCGTCCGTCGCCCGGGGATGTGTCCCCGGACCCGGCCCACGGCATCACCGAGGCCAAGGGCGGCTCGTGTCCCGCGGCTCGTGTCCCGCGGGTCTTGTCCCGCGGCGCGAGCCGCCCGGAGCCGAATCCCGGATCCCATGACAGACAGAGCGATCGACTGGGCGGCGATCAGGGCCGCGTGGTGCGCCGGCGCCTCCGCCCGCGCCCTGGCGCGGCGCTTCGCCGTCGCGCACAGCAGCATCCTGGTGCGGGCGCGCCGGGAGGGCTGGCCGCGTGGCCAGCCGCGCCCGGCCAAGGCCTTGCCGGATCGGACCCCGCCGGATCGAGCCCCGGCGGACCGCGGCCGCGTGGTCGCGGCCCACCGGACCGTCATCGAGCAGGGCCAGGCCCTGACCCTGCGGCTCCTGGAGGAGGTGCTGGCCGCCTCCGCGCAGATCGATGCCCTCGCGGACGAATCGGAGGGGGACGGCCGGGAGCGCGCCAACTCCCTGGCCAAGCGCAGCACCGCTCTGCGCGACCTCGCCCAGGCGGCCCGCCTCTGGATCGCCCTCGAACGCCAGGCCTGGGGCCTGAAGGACACGGCCGGTGACGAGACGCCGCGACCCGACCTCGACGCCGCCCTCGCGGGCCTCGCGCCCGAGGAGCGCGAGCAGCTCCGCCGCATCGCCGAGAGCGTTTCTCGACGATCCGGCGGCGCTCCTGAGGGCGCTTGACCGGATCGAGGGCGAGGAGAGCCTCGCGGGCTTCGTGCGCCGGGCCTGGCCCGCCGTCGAGCCCGCCACCCCCTACGTGCACGGCTGGCCGATCGAGGCGATCTGCGCGCATCTGGAGGCGGTGACCCGGGGCGAGATCACGCGGCTCCTCATCAACGTGCCCCCGGGCCTGTCGAAGAGCCTCTGCGTCGGCGTGTTCTGGCCGGCCTGGGAATGGGGCCCGAGGAACCGCCCGGGGCTGCGCACCCTCGCCGTCTCGCACCGGCAGGCCCTGGCGGTCCGCGACAACCTGCGCACCCGCCGCCTCGTCACCTCCGGCTGGTACCGGGCCCTCTGGGGCGACCGCGTCCGCCTGCGCCGGGACCAGAACCGCAAGCAGCGCTTCGAGACGACGGCCTGCGGCCTGCGCGAGGCGCTCTCGCCCGGCGCCATCACGGGCGCCCGCGGCGACCGCGTCATCCTGGACGATCCCCTCTCGGCCGAGGACGCCAATTCCGAGCGGCTGCGCGAGGGGATCGGCCGCTGGTTCCTCGAATCCGTGCCGACCCGCCTCACCGATCCGGCCCGCTCCGCCATCGTGGTGGTCATGCAGCGCCTGCACGAGCGCGACCTCTCCGGCCTGATCCTGGCGCGGGACCTCGGCTACGAGCACCTGATGCTGCCGATGGAGTTCGAGCCGGAGCGGCGCTGCACGACTCGGATCGGCTTCTCCGACCCGCGCCGGGAGCAGGGCGAACTGCTCTTCCCCGCCCGCTTCCCGCGCGCGGTGGTGGAGCGCGACAAGGCCGCGATGGGGCCCTATGCCAGCGCCGGCCAGTTCCAGCAGCGGCCGGCCCCGCGCGAGGGCGGCCTGTTCAAGCGCCACTGGTTCGGCCGCCTGCGGGCGCTGCCCGCCGGCTGCCGCCTGGTGCGGGCCTGGGACCTCGCCGCGAGCCTGCCGCGTCCCGGCCGCAGCCCCGCCTTCACCGCGGGGGTGAAGCTCGCCCGGGCGCCGGACGGCCGCTTCGTGGTGGCGGATGTCCGCCGCGACCGGCTCTCGCCGGGCGGGGTGGTCCGCCTGATCCTGGCCACCGCCGCCGAGGACGGGCCGGATTGCCGGATCGCCCTGCCGCAGGATCCCGGCCAGGCCGGCAAGGCCCAGGCCCAGGACCTGATCCGGCAGCTCGCCGGCTACGACGTCCGCGCCAGCCCGGAGAGCGGCGACAAGCTCACCCGCGCCGGCCCGGTCTCGGCGCAGGGCGAGGCCGGCAACCTCCTGCTCCTCGACGGCCCCTGGAACGAGGCCTTCCTGGACGAGGTCGCCGCCTTCCCGAACGGCGCCTTCCTGGACCAGGTCGACGCCCTCTCGCGGGCCTTCTGGACCCTGAACGGGCCGGGCCGCTACGGCATGCTGGGAGTTGTCTGATGTGGCTCGCCGACCGCCTCGTCCACCTGCTCACCGGCCTCGGCGGGCCGCGCGACAAGGGCGCGGGTCACCGCCACCTGCACGTGCCGCGGGGGCGGGCCGAGCTCGACGCCGCCTACCGGGACAATTGGCTCGCCCGCAAGGTCGTGGACATCGTGCCCTTCGACATGCTGCGCGAGTGGCGCGCCTGGCAGGCCGCCCCCGCCGAGGTCGCCGCCATCGAGGCCTCCGAGGCGCGGCTGCGCCTGCGCGAGGGGCTGCTGCGGGCCCTGCGCCTCGCGCGGCTGCACGGGGGCGCGGCGATCCTGATCGGCGACGGCGCCCCGGACCCCGCCCGGCCGCTGCGCCCCGAGACGGTGGGACGCGGGGGCCTGCGCTACCTGCACGTCCTGTCCCGGGACGCGCTCCAGCCCGGGGCGATCGCGCGCGACCCGCTCTCGCCCTGGTTCGGCGAGCCCGACACCTACACCCTCGCCGGCGGGCAGCGGGTGCATCCCTCGCGCATCGTCCGGCTCGTCGGCGCGCCGCTTCCCGCCGACGCGGCCGAGGCCTTCGGCGACAGCGTGCTGCAGGCGCTGCTGGAGGCGATCGACCAGGCGACCGCGGCGGCCGCCCACATCGCCGCCATGCTGCCCGAGGCCAAGCAGGACGTGATCTCGGTCCCGGGCCTGTCGCAGGCCCTCGCCACCGAGGAGGGCACGCGCCGCCTCACCGAGCGCTTCGGCTACGCCGCCGCCATGAAGTCGATGTTCGGCATGCTGCTGCTGGAGGGCGACGGCCGCTCCCCGGAGGGCGAGCGCTACCAGCAGAAGCAGCTCGACTTCGCCGGCCTGCCCGAGGTCGCCCGGCTCTTCCTGCAGATCGCGGCCGGCGCCGCCGACATCCCGGTGACGCGGCTCCTCGGCCAGTCCCCGGCCGGCCTCAACGCCACGGGCGACGCCGACCTGCGCAACTACTACGACCATGTCGCGGCCCGCCAGGCGGTGGAGCTGACCCCCGCCCTGGCCCGCCTCGACGCGCTCCTCCTGCGCGATGCCCTCGGCCGGGACGCGCCGGGAATCTGGTTCACCTGGCGCCCGCTCCTGCGGGATTCCGAGCGCGAGAAGGCCGAGATCGGGCGGATGCGGGCCGAGACCGCCGCGACGCTGGCCCGCGAGGCCCTCGCGCCCCGCGCGGTGCTGGAGGCGGGCGTCGAGGGCTGGCTCGTCAATGCCGACCTCTTCCCGGGCATCGAGGCCGCCTATCGGCGCGGGCAGCCCTGAGCCTCATCCGCCGGAATGGTCCCCGGTTCGGCGGCCATCATGAGGCGGGAACAGGCCGCTGATACGCTGTCCGGAAGATCACGTCCGGCCGGACGATCACGTCCGGACAGCGTATGCCAAGCCCGCGCGGCGCTTGAGCGAAGCCGAAATCCGCATTGCGAAGCAATCCGTCGGATTTCGGATGAGCGGACCTGCCTCGGGCCGGTCTGCCCGGCGGGCGCCGGCGCGCCCGCTCCGCGCACGGCTCTTCGTCTCTGACCATCTCGCGAGATCCCCAGGCGAGATCCTCAGGCTGCGTCCGATCGCGGCCGGTCCGCATCGGACGCAGACATCCACCATCCCACCCCAGAGGGACCCCATGCAGATCTTCGACACGCTGAGCCTCGGCCCCCCGGCCGGGATCGCCGACGCGCGCGCCCTGCGCAGCGGCGCCGTCGTGGTGGAGGGGCGCGCCGCCCGCGCCGGCAACGTCCAGCTCTACCAGGGCGCCGAGCTGGAACGGCCGGATCTCGGCACGGTCCGGGTCTACCGCGACCCCGAGGCCGTCTTCCGGGCGGAGTCGCTCGCGAGCTTCGGCCACAAGCCCGTCACCCTCGGCCATCCGCCCGAGGCGGTCACGCCCCGCACGTGGCGCGCCGTCGCCCGCGGCCATGTCGGCGGCGAGGTGCTGCGCGACGGCGAGTTCGTGCGCATCCCGCTCCTCCTGGCCGATGCCGAGGCCATCGCGGCCGTCGCGGGCGGGCAGCGCGAGATCTCGGTCGGCTACACCTGCGACCTCGACTGGACGCCCGGCACGACGCCGGACGGCGCCCCCTACGACGCCCGCCAGACCAACGTCGTCGTCGACCACGTCGCCATCGTGGCGCAGGGCCGGGCCGGGCCGGAATGCCGCCTCGACGACGCGGCGGCGCTGCGCCGCAGGCTCGCCGAGGCCGAGCGCGAGGTCGCGGCCCTGCGCGCCCCCGGCGCCCTCGACGCCCTCGCGGCGGAGCGCGCCGGCCTCGTCGCCGCCGCCCGCCTTCTTCTCGGGGACGCCTTCGATCCCGCGGGCCTCGACGCCGCGATCCGCCGCGCCGCCGTCGCCGCCCGCCTCGGCGAGGCCGAGGTCGCCGCCGCCTTCCGGGCCCTGGCGGCGACGGCCGCCCCCGCGCCCCCGCCCGACCCGCTGCGCGCGGCCCTGAGCCGGCCCGCCGACGCCCTCGACCCGCGGGCGGCCCACGCCGCCATGATCGCGACCCTCCGCACCGCCTGGCAGCAAGGAAGCCGCTGATGCCCGTCCAGACCGCCTATTCCAGCCGCGCCGCCGCCGCCTACGAGGGCATGCTCGCCTTCGAGGAGCCGAGCCTCACGGTCAGCCGCCTCGTCGAGACACCGGCGGGGATCGGCTTCGGCAAGCCCGCCTTCCAGGGCGCCTGCGACGAGGGCATCGCCGCGCAGGGCGCCACCTTCCGGGGCGTCACCCTGGCGGACCGCAACGTCGCTCCCCGCAACGGCGGCGACCTCTTCGCTCAGGGCGACACCGCCCCGGTGATGATCAGGGGCGCGGTCTGGGTCGTGGTCGCGGGCGCGGTCGCGGCCGGCAACCCGGCCTTCCTCACCCCGGCCGGCGCCTTCACGGCCGCCGCCTCCGGCAACGTCCCGATCCCGAACGCCCTGTTCGATTCCTCCGCCGCCCCCGGCGGGCTCGCGCGCCTGCGCCTCAACTGACGGAGATCCCCGTGACCGCCCTCGTCACCGACGCCCCCCGGGCCCTCGCCTTCCTGGTCAGCCAGCAGGCCTTCATCGAGCCCGGCGTCTATCGCAGCCTCTACCCGGCGATCCGCTATCCCCGGCTGATCCCAGTCGACACCGCGGCCCCCGAATGGGTGCCGACCGTGACCTACTTCTCGTCCGACCGGGTCGGGCAGGCCGCCTGGCTGCACGGGGCGGCGAGCGACGTGCCCCGGGCCGAGGTGCTGCGCCGCCAGAGCGAGACCGCGGTCGCCATGGCCGGGATCGGCTACGGCTACGACCTCGAGGAACTCGGCAAGGCCCAGCTGCTCGGCATGAATCTCGGCAGCGAGAAGGCCGAGGCCGCCCGCCTCGCCTCGGAGGAGTTCATCGACCAGGTCGCCCTGTTCGGCGACGCCGGCAAGGGCTTCTCCGGCCTCCTCAACCACCCCGCCGTCACCACCGGCCTCGCCGCCGCCACCGGGGAGGGCGGCGCCACCGCCTTCGCCCGCAAGACCCCCGAGCAGATCCTCGCCGACGTCAACGGGCAGCTCGTCGGCCTCTTCACCGCCTCCGCCACCGTGGAGATGGCCGACACCCTGCTCCTGCCCTACGAGCAGATGCTCGGCCTCGGCCTGCGCCGCATCGACGCCGTCAACCCGGTCACCATCCTCGACTGGATCCGCCGCCACAACGTCTACACCCTGGAGACTGGCCAGGACCTCACCATCCTGGGCGTGCGCGGCCTGGAGAATGCCGGGGCCGGGGGCTCGGCCCGGATGGTCGCCTATCGGCGCGACCCCACGGTGCTGAAGCTCTGGCTGCCGATGCCGTTCCGGTTCTTCCCGGCCTGGCAGAGCGGCCCCTGGCGCTTCGACGTGCCGGGCGCCTTCCGGCTCGGCGGCCTCGACATCCGCCGCCCCGGCGCCTTCCGCTACCTCGACGGGATCTGACGCCATGGTGCAGGTGACGAACCGCGCCCGCGGCGCCCGGCTGTTCTGGGTGCGCGGCGAGGCCGCGCCCCGCCGCCTCGCGCCCGGCGAGAGCGCCGAGCTCGACCTCCTCGACCGCAACGATCCGCTCCTGCGGGCTTGGGAGGCGGCGGGCGAGATCGAGATCGCCGGGGAGCCGGCCCCGCGCCGGCGCGCCCGGCCCCGGGAGGCCTGAGATGGAGGCGCCCGCACCGGCGGAGTTCAAGGCCCGCTTCCCCGCCTTCGCGGGGCTGCCCGACGAGGCGGTCGCCCCGGCGCTGGCGGAGGCCCGCGCCCGGGTCGATGCCGCCCTCCCGCAGGCCGGCCTCGCCCGGATGCTCTACGCCGCGCACCTCCTCACCCTCGACGGGCATGGCGGCGCCGAGGGGGCCTGGATCCGGGCGGGGCGCCCCCGGCTCCTGCGCAGCGGCACCCTGACGGTCGAGCGCCGCGGCGCCGGCGAGGCCGGACCCGACCCGGCCGGCACCCTCGCGGAGACCTCCTACGGGCGCCGGTTCCGCGACCTCCTGCGCCTGACCAGCCCCGGCATCGCGGTGGTGTGATGGATCGCCCCGACAGCCTCGCGGCCCTCCTCGCCGCCGCCGCCGATCCCCTCTGCCGGGACGGCCTCCTCCACCGGGCCCGGGAGGAGGGCGGCTTCGCGGATGTCCCGGTCCGCTGCCGCGTCGAGGCGCTCGGCGCGGGCGAGGAGGCCCCCGGCCTCCCCGGCCGCCGCATCAGCCTGATGCTGCTCCTCCCCGGCCTCGACCCGCCGCCCACGCCCGAGGACGAGATCACGCTGCCGGAGGGCCGCTGGCGGATCACCGCCGTGGAGCGGGACCCTGCCGGCAGCCACCTCCTCCTGCAGGGGAGGCCGGCCTGATGGACGCGACCCGCCTGCGGGCCCGCCTCGACGCGGTGAGGCGGCGGGACCGCGCACGGGTTCGGGCCCGCCTCGACGCCGCCGGCCGGGCGATCCTGGCCGGGCTGCCGCCCGGCCTCGCCGGCAGCCCGGCCCCGACCCCGGCCGGCCTCGCCCTCACCGTCGCGGGGCCCGGCCTCGCCGCCCGCGAGTTCGGCACCGCCGCCCGGCCCGCCCGGCCCGTGCTCGGGCCCCTCATCGACTGCCTGCGGGCGGACCCGCCGCCCGGCAAGCCCCCCGACCCGGAGCCCTGACATGGCGAGCCTCGACCTCGGCGAACCCCTCGGCCAGGCCGTGATGGCGCGGCTCGCCGCCGATCCGGCCCTCTGCGCCCTCGTGCAGGGCCGCGTGCGCGACTACGTGCGGGCGGGCGAGGACTGGCCCTTCCTGCGCCTCGACCCCGTCGAGACCCGCCCCTACGAGGCCGAGGGCTGGGTCGGCTGCACCTGCCGCATCACGCTGCACGCCTTCGCCCGCGGCGAGCGCGGCACAAGCGCCATCCAGCGCCTCGCCGCCGCGGCCGCGGCCGCCCTCGACGAGGCCGATCTGCGCCTGTCCCGCGGCCGGCTCCTCTGGATCGCCCACGAGCGCAGCCTGTACGTGCCCGAGCCCCAGGGGCCCGCCTCCTGGCACGCGGTGCTGCGCTTCTCCGCCGTCGCCGCCGCCTGACCCCCGGGGCGCCGCCCCGGACCCGCCGGGGACGCGGTCCCCGGACCCCCCACGAGGAATCCCGCCATGACCGAAGCCGCCACGCTGCCCTTCTCGGGCGTCTCCGTGAAGCTCGAGAGCCCCGACCGGGCCGGTACCTTCGAGGCGCCGGTCGGGCTCACCGAGCGCTCCGTCTCCTTCAGCAAGGAGACCAACAGCGTCGCCATCCCGGACGCAGTCAACGAGGACGCCGCCCCGTTCGTCGCCCGCGACGTGGTCTCGAAATCCGTGACCATCTCGGGCAAGGGCGTGATGGCCCGCCAGAGCCTCGGCCGCTGGCGCGCCGCCTTCGAGGCGGACGGCCCCGTGCGGACCCGCGTGGACGTCGCCGGGGACGGGACCGGAGGCGCCGGCACCGGCGCCGGAGGCGCCGGCCACTGGGAGGGGCTGTTCCACCTCACGAGCTTCGAGGTCGGGGCGATCCGCGGCGAGCGCTGCACCGTCACGGTCGCCCTGCAGTCGAGCGGCCCGGTGCCGTTCACGGCCGCGCCCTGACGGATCCGATGAGCCGCGACGGCCATGTCGACCTCGCCCTCGGCGGCGCGGTCCGGCGCTTCCGCCTCGCGATCGGCGACCTGGAAGCCCTCCAGGAGGCGACCGGCCTCGGCCCCGCCGACCTCCTGCACCGGCTCCGGACCGGGCGGCCCTACCGCTTCCGGGACGTGGCCGAGACCCTGCGCGTCGCCCTGGTCGGCGGCGGCCTCGGCGTCGGCGAGGCCCACGCCCTCGCGGCGGGCCTCGACGGCCTGCCCTGCCTCACCGTCATCGCGGCGGCGACGCTCGCCCTCGCGGCGGGCCTCGACGGCGCCGAGGACGAGGAGGTCGGGCGCTGGACCCGGCCCTCGCCGGCCCGCCCGGACGGGCGCATGGCCTTCGCGCCCTTCTACGAGGCCGCCGCCGCCCTCGGCCTCGCCGTCGCCGACCTGCGGGCGATGAGCCTCTGGCAATTCGCCGCCTACCTGGACGGCTTCAACCGGGCCCACGGCCCCGACGGGCCCGAGCCGATGAGCGCCGCCGAAGAGGACCGGCTCTGGGCCTGGATCCGGGCCGAGACCGCGGGAGCCCCGCATGCCGACCGAGCTTGACCGCCTCGTCGTCTCCCTGGAGGCGAATCTCGACGCCTACGAGCGCGCCCTCGACCGGGCCGCGCCCCTGGCCGAGCGCGCCCTCGGCCAGGCCGAGCGGGCCGTCGCGGCGAGCGCCGCCCGGATGCAGGCCGCCATGGCGCGGGCCGGGGAGGGGGTGCGCGGCGAGATCGTCCGGATGGTGGCGCAGGCCCCCGCCGCGGCGTCCGCCGTCCCCGCCGCCCAGGCCCCCCGCCCTGCCGGCGGCGCGGCCGCGCCGCCGGCCTCCTCCGTATCCGGCGCGCCGCCGCAAGCCGCGCCGCCGACCGGCGCCCGCGCCCCCGCCCGGAGGATGTCCGGCGCCGAACCCGGGCCGACCCGCGCCGGGGAGGCCGAGGAGCCGGCACCCGCGCGCGCCCTCCCGCCCGCCCTCCCGGTCCCGGCACCCGCCGGGGCCCCCGCGCCCGCGGCCGCGGCGCCCGCGTTCCAGGGCGCCGCCCCGGCATCCCCGCCCGCGGCGCGCCCCGGGACATCCGCGGCCCCCGACGGCGACGCCTTCCGCTCCGAGGTCGCCCGCCTCACCAAGCGGACCGGGCTCCTGCGCGTCGAGGCCGAGACGCTCGGCCTGTCCGAGGGCGCCGCCGCCCGGGCCGAGGCCGCCTTCCGCCTCCTCGACGCGGCCAAGAAGGCGGATCTCGCCGTCACCCCCGCCCTCACGGCCGAGGTTGAGAAGGTCGCGGCGGCCTACGGCGCGGCGACCCAGCAGGTCGAGGACGCCGAGCGGGCGCAGCGCGCCTTCCAGCAGGCCTCGCGGGATTTCGGCTCCGCCCTCTCGGGGGCGCTGAAGGGCGCGATCCTCGACGGCGAGCGGCTCAACGCGGTGCTCTCCCGCTTCGCCATCACGCTCGCCGCCCGGAGCATCGACCGCACCGTCGAGGGCTTCCTCGCCAGGGGCGGGGCGGGCGGCGACCTGCTGGGGGAGGCCGCCAAGGGCCTCGGCCTCGACCTCAACCCGACCGGCCGCGCCGAGGGCGGGCCGGTGGTGCCGGGCGTGGCCTACACGGTGGGCGAGCGCGGCCGCGAGACCTTCGTGCCGCTCCAGCCCGGCCGCATCGTCCCGGCGGCCCGCGGCCCGGCCGCGGCGCCCGCGCCCGCCCCGATCCAGGTGAGCGTGGTGGTGCAGACGCCCGACGCGCCGAGCTTCGCGCGCGCCGAGGCGCAGGTCACCGCCGCCCTGGCGCGCGCCGTCCAGCGCGGGTTGCGGGGGCAGTGACATGGCCTCGCCCTTCCACGAGGTGCGCTTTCCGCTCGCCCTCTTCTACGGGTCCCGCGGCGGGCCGGAGCGGCGCACCGAGATCGTCACGCTCGGCTCCGGCGACGAGGAGAGGAACAGCCTCTGGCGCCACTCTCGGCGCGCCTACAATGCCGGGCCGGCGCTCCGCCGCGCCGAGGACATCGCGCTCCTGATCGCCTTCTTCGAGGAGCGCCGCGGGCCCCTCTACGGCTTCCGCTGGCGCGACACCTTCGACCACGCCTCCGGCCCCTTCGGCCGCGCGCCCGCCGCCACCGACCAGCCCCTCGGCACGGGCGACGGCGCCGCGACCGTGTTCCCGCTCGCCAAGACCTACGGGGCGGCCTTCGCCCCCTACACGCGCCCGATCGTCAAGCCGGTGGCCGGCTCGGTCCGGGTGGCGGTGGCGGGCGCCGAGTTGCCGGCCTCCGGCTTCGCCGTCGACGCCACCACCGGCCGCGTCACCCTCGCGCAGGCCCCGCCCGCGGGCGCCGCGGTGACGGCGGGGTTCCTGTTCGACGTGCCGGTGCGCTTCGCCACCGACCGCCTGGAGATCGACCACCAGGCGGTGCTGGCCGGCGTGGTCGCCGACATCCCGATCCTGGAGCTGCGCCGGTGAGATCCCTGCCTCCCGCCCTCGCCGCGAGCCTCGCGAGCGGCGTCACCACGCTCTGCCGCTGCTGGATCCTGACCCGCACGGACGGGATGCGGCTCGGCTTCACCGACCACGACGAGGACGTGGTCTGCGACGGGGTTCCCTGCGCGGCCGAGACCGGCGCCACCGGCTCGGCCCTGGAGCAGGGCGCGGGCCTGAGCCCCGACACGGGCGAGATCATGGGGGCGCTCCGCTCCGGGCGGCTGGCGGAAAGCGAACTGGCGCGCGGCCTCTACGACGGGGCGGCGGTGGCGGTGTGGTGGGTGGATTGGTCCGCCCCGGCGAACGCGGTGCCGGTGCTGTGCGGGCATCTCGGCGAGGTGTCCCGCGGTGCCTGCGGCTTCACCGCGGAGGTGCGGGGGCTCGCGGACCGCCTCGGCCAGCCGACCGGGCGGCTCTATCAGCGCTCCTGCGACGCGCTGCTCGGCGATGCGCGCTGCGGGATCGACGCGACGGGAGCCGCCTACCGCGGCACCGGCACGGTCGCGGCCGTGCGCTCGCCGCGGACGCTCCTGGCCGCGGGCCTCGACGCGTTCCGCACGGATTGGTTCACGGCCGGGCGGCTGGTCTGGACGCGGGGCGCCAATGCGAACGCGGTGGTCGAGGTGCGGGCGCATCAGCGCGGGGTCGCCGGCGCCGCCGCGCTCCTCGACCTGTGGGAGCCGGCCCCGGCCGCGATGGCGGCGGGCGACGCGTTCACGGTCACGGCCGGCTGCGACAAGTCCTTCGGCAGCTGCCGGACCAAGTTCGGCAACGCGGTCAATTTCCGCGGCTTCCCGGACCTGCCGGGCAACGACTACGCGGTGTCCTCCAGGCGGGACGAGGCCGGCAATGACGGCGGGCGCCTGCGGTAG